GCGCCAGTAGAAGTGGCAACTGAAGGAATAACTGTAGTCAGATCGATCTCTGATACATTCACTCCAGGTGATAATTGAAATGCCATTGGATTTCTCCTTTTATTGTTGGGTCAATATTCTTTTTATTGTCTATTTAGTTTTTTACAAATTTGATGATAAATAGCCCGCTGGAGGCTCCCACATGTCTCCGTCTTCCACTTCCAATTCTCTACGTAGCCCATCTTCAATAAAACCAAACGGCAACACACTTTCTTCACCTAACAAATTCTGTTCTTCTAACATGATTTTACGGATGTCTATTCTAGTTTCATCTTTAAAGAATGTTTGTGCTGTCAGCCATGCGTAAAGTACCAGACCCATGACAATATCATCATTATTACCCTCTTCAGCGGCATAAGTATCTTTTGTTCTCACAAAAGTATTCAGTTCGGCAATAGTGTCAAAGTCGTTGATGATGAGTTTATCATTTTCAATCAGCGTTTTGAGGTTGGCGCACCCGATCTTTTTGACGGATTTGGTTGTTTTTACACCAAATGCAACCGAACGCCTGAAGCCAGCGGAAATACTTTGCCCCTTAATGTGGTGATGTTCCAGCTTGTAGATATTTTCATACTCTAAATCATAGTGTAAAATATCTACCACTTGCTGACCTACATTATTCGTTTCAATTAGCACATAAGCTTGATTGTACCGATTAGCTATGGCATATATGATTGTTGGCAAGAACAACAAAGGTAATTTGTTGTTACGATATCTTGCGACTTGTTTATAAGGAGCCTCTGTGGCATCAAGAACATTAATGGTATGATAGTCCATACCCACACCCTCAGAACAATCTACCGTTGCAATATAGATGCGCCCAGGTTTTGGATCTTCATATACAAACAAATGACCATCATCTTCAACTCTGAGTGGATCAAAGAAAGCCAACGAACGTAGTTTTGAGCCTGATATAAGTGTTGCAGAAGAGCCGATAAATTCTGTTTCAAATTCTTGTCGGAATTGTTCTTCAGAAGTATTCCGTATCGTTTCTTCTTTCCATTTTTGATCTCGTCCTGGAACTTGTGACCAATGAATCTCTAGTGTCTTGTAAAGTGAACGACCTTCGATAGCATCCATCCACATCTTGTAGAACAAATTCAAACCATTTGGCGTCGATACAATAATTACTTTTGACGTTTTACCGGATGAGATAACAGGATATGTAGAAGTGAAGAAGTCTACTGCCATATTATGTGGTACGAATGCAAACTCATCAAGAAAGATTAGATTGTAAGTACCACCTCGTACACCTGCTGCTGAAGTAGCGTATGCATAAATTTTTGAGCCATTTTCTAATTCGATTGAGCGTTTATTCCAATTGATAATGCCCTGTTGAAGCCACATAGGTAGATACTCATATGCTTTTTGTATTTTGGCAAGAATATCTTGTGCAAGTTGAAGTTTGTTTGCAAGAATACCAATTACAAATTCTTCATTGAACAGAGCGGACCACAACATATATCCAACAGTTGTAGTTGTTTTACCTACCTGTCGTGGCATTTTTGCAATAACGAATCGGTTACTATGAAACTGTGTGACCATATCTTCTTGAAAGTCCCACATTTCAAATGGCACAAGACCGCGATCTACGTTGACAATTTTAACGTAGTTTCGAATAAAATATACTGGATCTTCAATGCATTTGGCAAGTTCTATGGCTTGTTCTTCAGTATAGGATATTTCAACACCGACTCGTTTAAGTCGGGCATTACCAAGATATCCGTCATCCATATTTTAGCGTGTAAAACTCTTTAACATCCAACCATGTTTCTGATGAGCATCAAGAATATCTTGCAAGAAATTACCTACTGCTGGTTCATCAGCAGCATCAGCAAGTGCGATACCCGCACGAAGTTCCATAATATATTTCTCATTATCAGATGCAAGTTCGGACATCATAATAAGTGATGAGGGAATGGCAACGACTTCATCGATCTTTGAAAGTTCTAACATTCTTGCCAAAGTTGTTGGAGCATATGAACCTAATGCACGAATGTGTTCGGCAATTGCATCGGTTTGCTCATATACCGCTGCATAGAATGTGCCAAGAAAACCATGGTATTCTGCAAAGTTAGGTCCCTCTACGTTCCAATGGAATGAATGTGCTTTGAAATACAAACCGAAATTTGTACCTAAGATGACTTTCATTTGTTCTATTAATTGTTCCATAATTTTATTTATTTCCTTTAATCATTTTAAGTAATTCATTAGTGGAACCAACAAAGACTGCTTTATCTATGTTGACTCCTTTACTAGTTTCAGACTGAGGTGCAAGCTCTTTTTTACGTTTCTGGAGTTCTAGTAAATCTTTATTCATCTCAGCTAAGTTTTTCATCATCGTAGCTAAGACTTCATATGCCCGCGGTGATTCGGATTGATTTGCAACAGACGCTAGTTCAGTAATTGCTTTATTACCATTTGTGATTAACTCACGCATATTATCACGCGCAAACTCAGCATCAGCATCAATTTGATTCACATTATCATCAACAACCATAGGTAATGGCTCTATGGTTTTTTCTTCAATAGGAGCAACGTCAAATATTTCAGATAGATTTTTATTTAGTTTTTTCATAGTAATGTATCAGGCCACTCTACAACTGTTTCTGTATAACCAAAATTCGAATTCGGTAATGCTGTATTTGGATTAGGTTCAGTTACTACAGACACTAATTTTACTGGGCTTATATCCAAAGTTTCTACTGTATATCTTGCACCAGAATAATCGCCAGTCAATACATAACCCGTTTCGATAAGTTTATTACTATCCGCAATCACTAATGTACCTACGGAAGTGTTACTAAAATATTCTACAGTACCGAAGAATCCATTTGCGGTGTCACGAAGAGTTTCGCCAGTGGTGTATACATTATTACCATTTGCATAGTCTACATAAACTTTTTGAATATCTCTAGATGCGGTATCAAGATTAATATTTGTATTTGCCGAATTAATAATTTTGCCTGTTTTAACTGGTGGCCAAATAAAGCTTTTAGCGGTAAATGTTAAGTCCCAAACAATAATTCTAGTTGTTCCATCACCCATTCCACCCTCATATTCTACTGTAGACGCAACAGAGTTGAGTATAATAGGAACAGTATACTTATGGTCCATTGAAGGAATAAAATCTACCACTACACTAAAATCAGGAGTAAAGAATGGTAAAATCTGTTCTAATATTTGAGTGCCGTCTTCCGTATTGCGAACAAATATAGACAAACTGAATTCAAAATTATATGGAACAGGAAGAAACTGTGTGCTTACGGTTGAATTTGTTGGACTCGAAAAGTTTTGTAGAGTAGAAATTTGTTTACGATTTGCATCATACTCCAAACTATCAAGATTGAAAGACATTCTAGGTATTACTGAGTTAACCGATTTAATCAAATTTGGATCGGATGTAATTTGTGTTAAATATCTTTCTTTAGGTCCATATGATAAAGGCACTTTAAGTTTTTCTTTTGCAACACCAGCTTGTGTGTAACGCACGATTTCAAGATCGTTAAATATGGTACCAAAAACGATAACCATCTTACGAATGGTACGATGATAAAACTGTGCGTTACCTAACATTATGGTTCTCCAAACGGATTGACCTCAGTAAAGTCAATAATGTTATCGCTTGCGGCTTCAATTCTTGCATTATCAATGATATCTTCAAACGCGGTATTTTGAGTTACGGCATCAGAAGTGAGTGTGATTGTCCATTCAGCAGAACTAGTATTACCTTTTACATTTGCGGTTGCACTAAAATCTCCTTGTACACGATAAATGTCAATATGTGTATTAGGACTAAAATCATATACAAGGGCTTGCGCTGTTGCAGTAGCAAGTGAAGAACCTTGATATACAATTTCATCATTGATAAATTTGCCTGTGCCACCAGCACCTAACGAAATGCGCGTTCTTGGATAATAACTGCGAATTGTATTATCAATTTCAGCCACTCCTGTATCAACGATTTCGTTTGAAAAGTAATACTGCTTCATCTTTAAAGCATAAAGATAAACATTACCTCCACGCCCACGACCTAATGTATAAAACATCGCTTGATTATTTTCGGATTCAACATCAGTAATCTCAAAAAATGTCGTAGTCATAGGAACATAAATTAGATCACCAGAATTAGGTCGTATTAAACCATTAACCGTATATTTGAATCTCAATCTTGAAACAAGCATTGTCACTTCATCACGAATTTCTAAACCAAACTT